ACATATGGGCTACATATCTAAAAAGTAAGTTACTCCTACTGGGTATTGATCCCAGCATTTAGTCTTCCATATATATGATTTTACTCATATTTAAGCATAATTTAAGCTATTATAAGGACTATGTGATAACCAATTCACTATAGGAGCTTCAATTTGAGTTCGGGAGAGCTTCCTGCTTCCCATATTATACTATATCATTCGCTTTAAGTTATAATTGGTCTAATACTTTACCTGATTCCATGTTCGCTCTTCCAGTTGGACCCATACTTAAACCAGGTGATAGAACTAGAGATGGTTTAGTTTTTATACTTTCACCTGGTTCAAATTTACAGACATCTATTACACTTAGACCATTACAAATATCTGGTTTATTTACTTTATTTGGGAATTCTTTATTGAAATCTTCAATACTTTCTGTTGGTATATCTGGAGATTCTGAGAGTAGTCTATCATACTCTTCTTTACATTTATTGACAAAATCTAAGACTGACACTCTATCTTTTGGGTCAAGGGAGAGTTCTAAATCAATACTTCTGTAGAATTTTGCGTATTGAATACACATGAAGGAGTGTGCCTCAGAAAGTTTTTGACTTTGACTGAATTTCGCGATGGATGTAAGTATGCCACTTATAATGTTTAGTGTGGCAAAAAAGTATTGGAATAGAATAATCGTCAACCTTTTATCTGGTTCTGGTTCATCTGGACTTAATACAGCAAAACCACCGACCCCTGTTATACTTGATATGATAATACTTGGTAGGGTTAGTCGGTTTGATATTTTTTTAAGCCTAATTCTAGCATTGTTGTGAAGCCATCTGTATCCTGCGGCTCTTTCAGCCCATTTATATACGAGTGCTTCTTGTTTGGAACACCATTGAGATTGTTTAGGCTCAACCATATGATTATTAAAGAAATTAAAAATAACAACTTATACTAGACTATGTGTGACGTGTACGGACCAAGTACAGCTGGTGTCATAGCACTAAACGCCATTGGTGGACAAGATGTTCACCTAGTTGAAGAAAATATTGAGAAATCACTTTTTAAATATGAAGAGATACGACATACAGATTACACTCGTTTTTATAGGAGTACAAAAATTGATAATAAAACAAAACAAAAGTATTGGCCATTTGGACAGGAGGGTAATGTAGTCAAAGTAACTTTAAATCCACAATCTATGGGTGATTTACTTGCTAATATGTATTTATCAGTGGAGCTTCCAAGATGTATTTATAGTCGGTATGTTGGTAATAGTTTATTTAAATCTATTGCATTCAAAGTTGATGGTCTTGAAGTTGAAAAGATTTACGATGACTGGCAGGTTATTTATAATGAAATGTATTTGGAGACAAGTGAAAAATCTGCAAATGATTATTTGTTAAATAGAATGATGCACCCTATATCTTGGAAAAGAAACGAGGAGGAATCTATAAAAAACGCTGCTGGTGCCCTTTCTACTATTACAACACTTATTCCTTTGCGTTTTTTCTTTTCAAGAAAGTATGCAAAATCAGAATACGATGTAAATAAACCAAATAAACCATATCTCCCATTATGTGCAATGTATAAACAAAAAATTATTCTTGAAATAGAATTCAATCCTATCTGGTTTTTTAGCAAACCCAAAACATCTTTTGCTAAATCTGAACCAAAGTTTATAAGAGTGACAGATTTTGAATTTCCAACTTTGGATAATTTTAAAATTATCACTGAAGAAATTACACTTTCACCCGAAGATCGTTTGTTTTACTTGAGAAAAAAGTATGATTTATTGGCCAATCTTGTGTTTAAAAATCCTACTATTGAGACTAGTTTGGGTGATCCAACTATTAGAACAAACTTGGTTCCTAGTATTCCAGTTAAAGCTATTCATTGGTTTTTGAGAAGGAAGAAATATGAATATAAATTGCCAATTGAGGTGAGTTCCGGTGATCCATTATTCATTCAAGAATATACAGACAAATATGTTTCTGATGGAATCAATTTGATTGATAGTAGATATCGTTTTGAACGATTGAAAGAATGTAAAATATATTTAAATGGTTTGGATCTTCCAAATGTTTCGGTGGCTGACCATAAATATTTCAAATATTACATTCCTTTACAGGCTCGGTTGACATGTCCAGAGAAAAACATTTACACATATTCATTTGCCATGACACCCATGAATTCTGATCCAACTGGTAATTTAGATTTTTCAAATTTCAATTCCGATAAAACATTTTTGGATGTTAAAATGTTTGGTGGTTCATATTCAACCGATGGTTATGGGCATTCTAATGTGAATAGATTAGATGAGACATATATCTTATATGTTTATTACACTGGTTTAAAGATGTTTAGCTTTGAAAATGGATTCATGTCTGAAGCAACATAAACAATTAACTCACATATTATTAAAAACAATGAGGACAGGTTTTGATTTAAGTGGACAATCCCAAGACTACGGTGGTGAAATGATAAACACCATGTTGGGTTTAATTCAGCCTGTTTTCGAACAGGGGATCGTTTTGGGGGCACAGTATTCTAAAGCGTGTGGTAGGGATGTCATGTTGGATGAAGATATTGAATATGCCATGAAATATTGTATAATGCACAAGGTTGGACAACAGTCTGGTTCAATTTTTGGACCAGAGGGGGATGCTAGGATCGGCGAAAATGGTTTAGAATTTCCAGAAGATGAAGATGAGGATGAGGATATTGAAGTTGTACCTGTGGATCAATTACCAACATTTACTCGGTATACCGGTGAAGATTCCATGATGAATAGAATAAACACCGCGGTGGATGAATGGAAAAATTGGAAACCAGAAAGTCCCGTTCAGGAAATATTAAAAAGTGCATTAGATAATAATGAGTTTGCAGTCTAGTGCACCGGAGGGGTGGAATCTGACTTTGAATAAGGATTTTAAATATATAGATGAAGATTCAGTGAGTGAGTGTAGTGAATATTCATTTATAGATGATTATGTTCCTCAAATAAAAAAAAACAAAAAAACTTTTAAGAGTGTAATGACCAAAGAAGAATTTCTACCAGAATAATTTTCTAAATTATAATATATAAAATGTCATCTTCAGCGCAAGAAGTTGTTAAGACAGTTGCCTCCGAACTTGAGCTTCAATCCCTCAACGCGATTGTTGGTGGTTTCGCCTTTGCCGCTGCTCTCTCATGGATGGACCTTGTTCGATTCCTCGTCCAAGCGATTGTCCGTGTGAAGAACAACGGTGGTGCGCACTACGCATTGACTGCTCTCCTCACCACTATCCTTTCAATTGCCGTTTTCTTGGTTGTGCGCGGTCTCAACAAGAATGTCAAGCGCCCAGACCAACCAATCTACGCCGTCACCCGGTAGATGGTGTATTAGTAGGAACTGGTTTTGCTTTGGGTCTGGTCACATAAATTGTAAAAATACCCATTATAACAATTATAGCGATTGCGAGATATACTCTATATCTATGCCAATCCCATCTATCAACATCATCAAATTCTGGGATGCTGATTGGTGGTGGTAAAGAAACATCTCTCTTTACCTTTGATACAATCTTTTCTTTGGAACATTTAATTTTGAATTTTAAACTGTAATTTGAATTCCTAAAGTCATATGGAACAAGTTTTCCTCCACTTGAATACAAAAACTCAAGTCTTAAATTTTGAAGGGTGCTTTGAACCCCAGAATTGAAATCATACTCAACCAAATCATCCGAATTTACGAATTTAGATGAATCTCCTTGTTGTAAATGAATTTTGCCTGTATAGTGTGGATTATTGTAATAAATGTCTTTAGAGTAAACATCTGAACCACATGTAAGTCTCAACAACAATGCATTAGGTCCATTTAAATTTATAGCACCAGATTGAATGACATTTCCACTTGAAGAGACATCTGAAGCAGGAAATCCCAAAACTTCATGTGGTGTTGTCAATGGATTATTTATATCTGAACCATTTGTTCCTGTTTTAAATTTAAAAGTAAATGCTGAGGAACCACTAAATGTGAGAGAATCTGTATCACTATTGTAAACTACATTTGATACGGGGGTTGCAGCTAGTTTTGTTTTTAGATCAGCGGCTAATGTTGTACCATCAGTATAATTCTTTTCACTGAGAGTGATTGTTGAGCCATTTACATCAAATTGTTTGTTTGTTTCACAAATAGTCAATTGAGGTGTTGGTATGTTTCCTGAGATTAAACTAATTTTGGAAACATCATATATTTCATTTTCCAAATATATTTCCAAATTTGATACATCTGGAAATAGATTTGTATTTCTATCACCACTATCTATGTCTAAGATGTAGTCACCCATTAAAATTTAG